GTCCGACATGATAAAGTTAGAGTAGTTTTGAATCGTGCCAACCCCAGACCCGCCGCCCGAACTGTTGCAGTCCACAAAGTTCACTCCGAACCAGTCGAGTGCCGCCGTAGGGGTCCCAGAGCCATTCAGGTCAACCGCCGTACCGTGCGTCAGCGTGAGGTTACGCATCGGCAAGCTGTACTGGCTTGTGAGAAGCGCCGTGGATGCAGCAAGTCCAGTGCTCTTTAGGATGCAGTTTTCCGAGCTTCCACCAATGATGGTCGTGTTGTTTCCCGCTACCAGCCTGTTGCCGGCAAGGTCCACGGTTGTCGTAATGAAATAGGTCTTCGCAGCAGCAAGGGTAATTACGCCCGACACTGGCTCCGGAAAGTCCTCCAGCTTGTCGATAAACTCGATGTACTCGCTCTCAAGCCAGTTTGCGAACTTTGCGTAATTTTCTTTGAAACCCATTAAAAAAACCGGGAGAGGTTGCCCCCTCCCGGCCTCATTTCAGCTTACAGGATCGCGACCTTGGCGTACTTCACACGGATCACATCGTTGGCCGACAGGTTTTCCTGTCCGGGCGATACGAGTGAGCCTGCGAAGGTAATGCGGGTCACGCCACCAACGGTGGACAGCGTGTAATCGTCAGTCTGGTGGATGGCCAGACGGTCGACATACGCATTGATCGACGCAGCAATCGCGAGGTTTGCCAGCGTGACATAGCCGTTGCTGATATCTCCAGCCGACAGGACAAACTTCTCCTGTACAAACTGAACCGAAGCGGCCTCAAGGTTCTGGATCAGGCTATCAAGCTCCTCGAGAACGGCCTGAACATCGCTCTGGCCCTGAACATTGACATCCATGCCAATGTCTCCGGCCGTCAGGGTCACTGCGCCCGTCTCGCCGTTCACAGAACTCACGGCATCGGTGAGATCCCACTTTTCCCAGATCGTGCCGTTGTAGACGACCTTATCGCCGATCACGAATGCAATAGACCCACTTCCCAGATCCTGAGATCCAGCGGCGGATACATGGTACACATCCCCGGTATTGCCAACGCCATCAGCAAGTGAGGGCGTGTTAGTGGCAGCCGACCACGAACCCTTATATTCAAAGGCTTCGATGGTGAGCTGCGACGATGGAATGCGGCCCGATCCATCAAGGGTCGCAATGCCGTTGGCCGCACCAAGCTGGTTGGTTACATTGTCGGTGATTTCATTGTCGACATATTCCTTGGTCGCCAGATCCTTGGCATCTGATGGAGCCGCAAGAGCCGAATCAACGCGCGGCAACTTGAGCAGCTTCAGGATATCCGTTCCGTCGAGCTTCAGCAGAGAAACATCGGCTGAGTTCGCCGCGTTTCTCGCCTTCAGCGCGCCGTCGTTCAAGAGCAGGATCTTGCTCTCGTCGACCGCTTGGTCCTTGATAAACTTTTTCTGAATCTGTGACATTTAGAGGCACCCCCGTTGTTAGTAGTATATGACCTGAACGCGATCGCCCACTTCCAGTAGCCCGTCGAGTCTGAGTCCATTCCATGATAGGACATTCCCGCTGACCGTAAAGTCGAGGCTGTAGAATGCCGGCGCGCCACCGTCTACTTGTAGCAGGACGAATTGTGGCGTCATTGGAGTGTCTAGCAGTGTGATTTCTTTGTTAAGGATATCGACTAGATCAAGTTCGAACTGCTCTACTTCGTATCCACCGACTCCAGCCATGCCGCTGTGCAGGAGCACATATTCGAGACCAGTGCTTTTCCTAAGGTAGAGATTATCGTCGGTATTCTTTGCGAAGATCGTGACTTGACCCGCTGGTGGGTCAGTCTCTGATGCCGTTGTTCCGAGCCGAATGCGTGCCATCAGTCCCTCAAACTATTAACAGGGTCGAGCCCTCTTCGATTGTCGTACCGCCAGTCGATACTACTGCGAACTCTACGACGCATTCCACCTGAGTTCCACTCGGCATGGAGAGCACCCCGGATGTCACCACTGTACCTGCGCCACTTACCGCAACCGATGGTACTCGAAGCAGCTCAAAGCTACCCGATACCGGATTGAAAATCATCCGGTAACTATTACTCATGCAATCGTCCAGCCGGAGATATTGACCTTGGAGGCATTAGTGTAGGTAATTGTCACCGTTTTGATGGTCACACCGAGCTTGCGATAGACATACACCTCGGTGACTGCCGTCGGATAGGTCACGATCGCCTGATCGTAGTCGGCTGGGACTGATGCAGACCCAACGACTCCACCGAGCAGATGAACATCAGCGCCCACCTTGTCTGCCTTCGTGGTGCCCGTTTGAAGCAGTGCCTCATCCGGTGCCGAATTCGCGCTAGGATATAGGTCGACGCGGCTCATTTGCCCTTCTTATCGTAGCACAGCGCGACAGAAGCGGTTGCCGTTTGAGCCCCTCCAGTGAAATCGAAACTTGCTCGGACATAGCTCAGGCCCGAAGTCGTAGCGTCTTTCATCTCCGACCCAACGGCCGTCAGCGTGGCAAAGGTGACCCAATCGGCCCACAGGACCTTATCGGCGCTGCGCTGGAGCTTTACCACAATGTTGGTTGCTGATAGTGCCGTCACATCCAAAATGCCAACGAAGTCCGTTTGGAGCGACTCGAGGCTTACCGCCTCAGTAACCGAGTCCCCGGAGAGCGCGCCTGTGTGTAAAACAATCTTTTGAACGCTTGCCATATCGTTGGGGACCGGGCGGCCGGAATCGAACCGGCGTCATGCACTCTTGCCGTCGCTCGAGTGCCACTCTACCACTGAGTTACGCCCGGTCGTCCTCCTTAGGTTTCGTCGACCGCATCATAGCCCTGAACGATGACCATGAGGTCAGCGTCAAGAGCTGCTGCAGCAAGGTCGGTAACGAGAATCTGACAGGCAGAAGCCGTAGCCGAAGCGATCTGAATGACAGCGCCGGCAGTGAGGCTAGAAGCCACGACAATCGGAGCCCGTGCAAAAGGCTTTGCCCAAGTCAGGGTGTAATCGCCCGTCCCGTTGTCAGTCAGAACCGCATCACGCGATCCGATCAAAATAGAAGGTGCCCCCGTTCCGTCCACCTTCAGATGAAGCTGGCGCGGGAGACGCTGGGATGACTTAATTTCGCGAAGCATAGTTAACCCTCCGTGGAGTTAAGGCGGGGGTGAGATTGCTCCCACCCCCAACCCAATTAGACTGCAAGTCCCGAGATCACACCGTGGAACGAAGGCACGATGTAGCTCTGCAGATAGCCGCCGTAACGGAAGCTGTAGCTGTCCGAGGAGGCATCGCGCAGGAACACCGTTCCGTCATCGTCGAAGAAGCCGAAGTCAGGACGATGCTTGATGTGGATGAAATTGTCGTTCAGGAGGTAGACACGGTCGTCTTCACAGAAACGCTCTGGGAAGATACCGACTGGACCTGCTGCCGACATGAACTCAAGTCCGCGGAAGCTAACCTTGCCGACCAACTCGCTTGCGCGAGGGTCGAGAAGGTACTGCTTCTGGTCTTCGAGAAGATTCAGGAGCTTACGGTACTGGGTGAAGCTGGTGATGATGAGGTTAGGCACCTTACCAGACTTGCGCTGAATCTCCATCATGCCCTGATTCAGAGCATCTGGGGTGATACCAGCGCCGCCTGCTGCGATCTGTGCAGCAGCCTGCCAGCGACGACCAACGGACACGCCGTAAAGGGTGCCGGAGGTAGCGTCGAGAACGCCCTTGAGACCCTGAGGATCTGCATCCTTCGAGTTCTGCATGTAGACGGTGTGCGTGCCAGCGCCGATAGCCGTGAGGTCATCGGAGCCAGAGATGCGGGCGAGGGTGACCTGCCGGGTAGCCGGAGCAACCGAGACCACTTCCCACACAGACGAGAGGACATTCACATTGATGTAGTCCTTCTCTTCGAAATTCGCTTCCTTCCACGAGGCAGCGGTGATGGTCAGAACCGGAGCAGTTGCAGTGCCTGCAGCCGATCCAGAGAACTGGCCGAGAGAGCCCGATCCGTCGTTGAACAGAGCGCGGCTCATGTTGCGCATCCAGCTCTCGACTGCCTTCTGAGTTGCGAACTTGGTCAGCTCAATAAAGCTGCCTTCGTTGCTGGAGGCTGCCTTGATGGACTCGCGGTCAACCTGACCGACAGCGTACATCTTCTTGGCTTCGATAACTGCATCCTGAATGGCTGCATAGTTCGGGGTCGGAAGCGAGCCGGAGCCCACGCCGCCTGCGAACGAGGTTGGGACTGCGATATCCATGCGCCTGCCAACGAAGTCGAATTCCTTCTTGACGCGGCCAAGCAGAACATTCGCCGAGTTATAGGTGTTTTCTGCGAGCTTCCCGTACTTAATCTTGAACAGGTTGCTGGCAGTCGTGAGAGAAAACTGTGCCATGTTGGTTATTCCTTTGGTTAGAAGCCCAAGTCGTCAAAGAACAGAGGATCGCTACCAGCTCTCTTCGGTCCTTCGGCTGCCTTGGCCTTCAGGGTTTTATTGATCTTTTTAGCCAGCTTCTTTTCCGCCTCGTTAGCGTAGAGTTGCTGGATTACCTCTTCCATCTCCGCGTCTGTGGCGCCGGTTTGGATGGCGAGAGTCGCTAGCTTCTCGATGTTGTCCATTGTCGCTTCATTCGGGTTGATATCCGACAGGCGGCTCTCGATATGGCTGATCAGCTTGGTGTTCGACCAATACTTCCCGACCATTTCCGGAGTCACCTGTGCGGCCTCTACCCCCGTCTGCACAAGGTCATCGTAAGCCTTCACGAAGTCTGCTTTCTGCATCCCGTGAGTCGTTAGAATCTGATCTACTTGGGTTTCGAGGGCCTTTGTCTTTGCGGCTTCCGCCTTGGCGGTCCGTTCAGACTCGACTCTCTGCCGGTAGAACTGATTCTCCTCCTCGAGTTGCTTGAGCTTCCTTTCTTCTGGAGACAGTGTACTTTCCTGCTCCACAGCTTGTCTAATTTGTTCCACCGCGTCGGTGTAGAGCTTCTGACCGTCTACTCCGAGTGCTTCGCTCATGTATTCCACAAATCCACGCAGATCCTTCTTCTGGGAGAGCATCTCGTAGGACTTGCCAATTACATCGCTAATCTTTTGGCGCTCGGTGTCAAATTGAGCCTTCTCGGTCTTATAGGTACGGAACAAGTCATCCAGATGCTTCTGCTGGCTGTACCGATTGACCACCTCTTGAATGGGCACCTCGACCATCTTGCCGTTGACCTTCACAGGAACGGTCGCGCTGGCAGCAAGCTCCACTTCCTTGTCACCCACCTTGAACTTGAGCGCCTTGTC